ATGATGACTACAGTAAATAATGAGAGAACAACGGCCGATCTCATCCGTGCGGCTGTGTCTGGGTGGTTAGGGACCGCTCTGGAGTTCATGGATTTGCAGGTTTATAGATTACATCTTCATGAATTTAAATGACTTTATCCAGTCTTTAAAATTTCATGGGGCATCAGTGGGGCAAATGCGCCCAATTTCGAGTTAAGTATCGCGATCTGGACGTCGTTATTTTCACTCATCCATTTTCCGTAAACCTGAAAAAGCATCTGAGCATCAGCATGACCCATTTGCGATGCGATAAAAGAAGGGTTAGCCCCCGCCGTCAGTGACCAGCATGCATATGTATGTCGCGTCTGATATGATTTTCGGTGTTGAATGCCAGCTCTTTTAACTGCGGTATCCCAGGTCTGTCTTATCGAGTCGACCGTGAAGTGATCACCATGGCGTAATGTCCTGGCGGTGACGCTTGGCAGAAAAACAAAGGTGCATTTTTGCGTGTCAGTACGGCCATACTCACGCAGTTTCACCTTAACCGAATGCTCCTTCCCCAGCCTTGTTAACTCCGCCTGACTTTTTAATGCCTGGATCGCCGGTTCGATTAGGTGAATGACCCGGTTTGTACCCGCCTGGGTTTTCGGTACGGTAAATTCGCCTCTGGCAAAATTCCTCCTCACCATTAGCGTACCTGCTTTCAGGTCGATATCCTCCCAGGAAAGAGCGCACAGCTCCCCGGGCCGGATGCCGGTATAAACAGCCACGGACATCATATTTTTCGTCTGCAGGTGGCGGCACGCATCGATCAGTCGAACAAACTCATCTCTCGATAATGGGTCCGGCTTTACTCGTTCCTCACGAAGCGGCGATACACCTTTAAAGGGGTTTTCTTCGATATAGCCGTTTTCCAGCCCAAACTGGAAAATAGCGTATAAATTCGTCATGTAGTTGTTGACCGTTACCGCGGAACGGCCCGGATCCTTGACCTCATACTGTGGCCTTGGCAGATGATGTCCGGTAAGGAGTTCTTTGCGGATCTCCAGCAGCTTCTCTTTGTTGACCGCTGATGCCAGGATATTGTTTCCTGCTACAGCCAGGACGTTTTTGATGATTGTCCGATAGGTATTGATGGACGTATCGGCAACCTCTGTTTCTTTCAGCGCAAGGAAGCGCTCAGCAAGTTCCTTCAAAGTGAGGTTTTGGGTGGCCTCGCCGAATTTGGCGAGATTTGATGAATCCGGGAACTGGCCAGCATAATTAAAATTGCCGGTTTTAATCGCATAGCAGATCGACGTTCTCAGCTCGCCGGCAGTTTTTCTGTTTTTGGGGGTGTCAGGCACCCCCAGACTTTCACGCACTCTGACCCCCTTGTAGATAAACCAGATCCGCAGCGTTCCGCCATGGTTTTCCACTCCTGTTGGGTATTTCATAACGATTCCTCGTTGGTTAATGGTCAGAGTATTTAATCAGTTTTCTTCTGGTTTCGCAGAAGTCTTACGGCTTGGCTTTGCCGGACGCTGGCTGGCGATCCAACGGTCGATAGCCTTTATGTTGTAGAAGCAGGGACTGTTATCAAATGGCTCCCCGTCAGCGGAAACATGCTTGTATTCGCGCCCCTCCAGAAAGCTCTTCTTCCTGGCGTTTTTTAAAGTGCCTTCTTTCAGCCCTTTAAGTGCCATTATCTGTTCTTCGGAAACCCACTCGCCAGGATCTGCGATGATATAGGTAGTTTGCGATGTCTGATTCATAACCCCACTCCTTACTCAAGCCGCGCGCTGGGCGCGCAGCATATTTAACTGTTCAAATGAGCGCCTGGCGAGGCAGGTTTCGAAGTCTACGGGCGCAGTTCATGGCTGTGGCCACGTAACTACATTTCCTGTTAACGACTTCAACGGTGATTTTTGAGCCCTGAACAATGACGGTATATGTCCGCTTCGTTTTCTGGCGGCCATAATCGCCGTAGAGCTCGACGTGCTTAGCCAGCGCCGCATCGCATGCCTGGCGGCCGAGAGGGGATTGCTTGCTTCGGTTTATCAATCGCATGTTCACCTCACACAAAGACGTCAACGGGATCGCCGGCAGCGCGGGCGTTGTCGTTCGCTTCGCGGCGCAGGCCGAGGACATAGCCAACCGGATCCCAACTAGCCAGAATGGCGTTGAGTTCTTTCTGGCTGTGCCAGGTTGTCAGGCGCCTTTTAAGCTCGGTGGCGCAGGCGCGTACATTCGTCCGGGTGGGGCCAGCCATCTTCATGCAAATGCAGAGAGTTAGCAGAAGATCGGAATACTCATCGGCTGCTGCGCGCAAAGCGGCTGGGTCAATGCTGGCTTCGAGTTCAGGTAGACGGTGTTTTAGGCTCATGCTGCGCTCTCCTGAGTTTCAGCTTCCACCAATGCCTTATGCTTTCTCTTAACCGCTGCGATTAACGCTTTTACACGCCGCTCTTCATGGAAAAGTTTTCTGTGGAGATCGCGCCGCATATCGTCGAACTTGATCACCTTTTCATAATCCCAATACGGGTACACGCAACCGGTATAGGACTCACGAAGAGCCTGTAGGTCTTCATCCCGAATGGAGGCACTCCCGAAGACGTAGAATTTCTTTAGTGATTCAATGTCACCCACAGCCACATCGCGATGACCAGACGGAACTCCTGACCACCAGTGATCTTTAATTTTACGTACAGAACCATTTGTCATCATCAGGGTCAGTTCACTCCCGGCGAAAGCACGAAATGCAGCGCTTGCGGGAGAGTAATAAAGCGCACGGGTGAATGGGCCATCGGTGCCGATGTAGTCATTGCCAACTTGCTCGTAGGTGAAGTTAACAGGGCGGTTTAGTACCAGGGCTTCGCCTTTATTGAACTGAACCACTACGACAACTTTCAGTTCATCGTTAATTAATTGACTCATATCATGACCGGGAGGGAGGACCCTCCCGCCTCCCTTAGCCCACGTATTCCGGTTTCATGTCGTCCAGGGTGATGCGGAACTGGTCATACAGTTCATCACCGAGATGGCGTTTCGCGGCGGTGAGTGTGCCTTCCGCTTTAGCAAACAACTCTTCCGCCTCCGGTTCGCCGGGGTTAGGAACGGAATTGATCGCGGCTTCAACCTTGTTGCGAGCATCGACCAGGTAGTAGCGCTTTACTGCCTTATTTTTCAGTTCAGTGAACAGGGCAGTCCCCAGCAACGCTTTCTGCGATTCGATATCTGCGCGGATAGCTTTGGCCTGATCAACAGAGCTTGCTGCATCAATACGATCGCGTATTTCGTCGGCAGCAGTATCAACGTTAGTTCCCGACTCCTGCGCACTGGCTGTAGCACCTACCGTGCTGGTGATCTCATTCAGCGTGATTTTTTCAGCCTGAGCGGGGTTAATTATCTTTTCCTCGCGTTCGTCAATTTCATCCGCGGTATAAACGCCGAGAATCACATCAGGGCAGTACAGCCGCGCCCAGCGTTTAACGGCGAGATAGGCTAGTTGCTGTCGGGGGTCGCTCGCCCACAGCGTTGAATTGCGGACTTGTGCCTGTGAAAGCATCAGGACCAGCTCGCGCGCTTCATCTTCTCCTTTCAGCGTTGCCCATGCGCGAACGCCAACACCAGCTTCATCTTTCAAATCCCAGCCCGGCGCGATGTAATCGTTGCCCTTGCCACTCGTTTTTTTAACGAAGCGGCCAACGATATTTTCCCACGTACCAAACCATTCAAAGTGAATACGGTCTTTTGTCGGTGCCATGGTATTGATTACCGCATTGACCAACTGGGCTTCATAACCAAGCACCCCGGAATTACCCACAATGAAAGTTTTCTGCGCAACCGCGAACGGATCCATGTTCCAGCGTGCCGCCTGCATAACTACGGCCATACACGCGTCAGGTTTCCCGCGGTAATGTTCGGGAACGAAGTTTCCACTGTTAGCCATTACCTCAGAAATTTTCAGCAGACGGTTGAATAAGTCGGCGTTCGTCAGGATAGAAACGTTGTCGATTCTCTGAGTCTGGTTGTCAGTTGTGGCCACTAAATTGGACATAGTTATTCCCCCTTATGCCTGTACGCGCAGCGCTTCGAGACGGCGCACATCAAAATCGTTGAGTTCTTCTGCGTAGTCTTCGGTGATCGGCGCTGGCCATTCTCCAGTGTCGAAACCGTTCGCGATGGCGCGCATCGCTTTGCGGTATTCGAGCATCCCCAGCTCCAGCAATTCGGCTGATGCCTCGATGATGGCGATCCAGTGGTAGTTCTCGTCTTTGTTGACGAAAATCCAGAAGAACTGGTCAAGCGCTGCGGTTTCGCAGTACATAGCCGCGCTCAGGTGGTAATCGCGCTCAATGATTTCCCTGTGCAATTTCGCGCGCAGGCCTTCCTGCTTGATGTTCCACATGCTTATGGTTTTCAGGTCGGCACCGATACGCGGGCCGCCCATGTCGATCTCAAGGTCAGGGCGCACACGAATTTCCAGCCCGGTTTCCTCATCAATACCGAAATAGCTCACCTCGACGGCTCGGCTCGGGTGCGTTAGCAACTTGCCGGCGGTCGGGTGATTAAGGAGGGCTTTCTGAATGGTTAACGCCGTAGCCAATTGCTGACGGGTAACCAGCACTTTTGCTTCGGGGTTATCGCGCCAGGCATCCAGGAGTTCGTCGGCGAATACTGCGTCCGGATTTACCGACTTAACGGACTGCATCAGATCTGCTTTGGTACCAGAGACTTTCAGTGGTTGTTGCTTCTGGGCTTCCTGCGCGACGAGGTCAGGGTTAATAATTGCCAGTTGTTCCAACAGAGCATCGCGGCTGCCGCTGGTTTTAACCTGAGCCGGTAGGGTGGCGTTGTACTCTTTGATGCAGGCCTTCATTTTTGCTGCGGTGACTTTCTGGCCTTCTTCTACGCGCTGAAATTCAGCAGGCAGAGCCATGTAGTTTTCACCTGTTTGGGTAACGTCATCACCCAAAGGAACTGGCTGTGGTAGGGTGGCGTTGTGAGCTTCCAGCAATGCTTTGATATCGTCAGCACTCAACAGCGCCGGTAGGGCGGCGTTGTACTCATCGATAAAAGAGCGGATCGTTGCTGTGGTGGTGAATGCACCTTCCGGGATCTCAGGTTCGACACTGAACTCTTTATCCATGTCATCAGGCTGCAGTGCCAGTGCATGCACCAGGTTACCCATATCCAGTACCGGGGAGCGCACCTTCTGAATAGTTCTGGAAACGTGGCGTGCTTCGAAATACATCAGCGATACACGGGCATCTTTAACCATCGTGGAGCTGGTGCCGTTCGCCGCGTGATAAACCTCATTTGGCACGCCTTCATAGCGTCCTGGCTCGAAATATTCCGGCCATGCTGGCGCTGCGGATACCTGTTCGGTTTCTGCGGTAACCTCTTCGACTGTTTCTCCGGTAGTGCTTGCGAGCTCCTGGTCTTTCAAAACGGCGGCGGCCAGTTCAGGGCAGCGCTCAGTCATGATTTTTAGTGCATCTACGGCATCTGTTTGCGGAGCAGCTGCATCAGCGCTTTTGCCTGCTGATATCGCGTTATCATTTTTGCTTTTGACCTGGACAGTCGTTTCCATCTGCACATTGCTTGTGGCCTCTTCTTTGGTGCTCGTTGGGGCAGGAGAGGCCATCAGGCCTTCAATGGAGAACATGCCGCCGCCAAGGTTGGCGACTTGCGGGTGCTGTGTTTTTGTAAGGTCTTCTCGTACCCATTTGGGATCATCAGGGGCGCTGATGCCTTCAACATATTCACCACGATCAGCAGCGAGCTGGCGGCCAAAATCATCAGCGGCGTTACTTTCTGGCGAGTGACACGCAGCATTTACGGTTTCAGCCTTCGGTTTGTCGTGTTGAGATTCGGTCAGATTCGCGTTGATGTACGTCCGGAGGCTGGTCGGGAAATGATGGACGTCAGCATGCGCGCCGCGGATCAGCGCAAAAATCGATGCGCGGGAATAATCCAGAATACCTGGCGTGCTGCGCAGCGCTGCCGACCACTCCTTCCACGGGCTTTCTTTGGCTTTGATAATGTCTTTTGCGCGACGATGAACTGAAACCGGGAAATCGTAGATGTCGAAATCCATTGGGAGCGTGGCCAGTGCAATCTCCTGATCCAGAGTATCCAGCGTATGCTCATAATCCGGGTTGCGATCTGTAGCAATGCCGCCGCCAGCGTTCGCACCCGCGTCGGTCCGCTGAATCAGTGATGTCCGGTTTCCGGCCGCCCACTCTTTTACCAGAAGGCCGCGATCAATATGCGGGGTGGCCATCCAGGTATTCAGGAACTGAATCAGCAAGCCAAGCTCCGTGCGTTTATCAGACGGGAACACTTTTTTTACGGCATCGGTCAGTCGCCACAGATTGGCCGTGTCGAGATTGTCAATTTCAGGAATGTTGCGCGTCGCCAGCAGCAGGTTCTGGATGTAGCTGTTGTCGGTATCCATTTCCAGTGAGCCGATTTGGATCCGCTGCTCCTGGGTGACATGGTGGGTCATAGCATCGCTGATGAACTGTGAAATGATGCGCTGCGGCATGCGGAACTGCGCCACAGGATAGTGGGTGTTGTTATCGTCATCTTCAGTGATATCGGAATTGTCATCGCCGGACTGAATGCCAACAACTTCACCGGTCGTTGTATCGACACCATCGACGATGACAGCTTCATCGTCAGACGTCGTTTCTTCCTGGTGAAATCCGTCGGCCGGGACGGCGCCCGCCTTCAGTTGCCAGGTGCGACCGTCGTCGGCGAGTTCGTAACGTGTGCACCATTCGAAATCAAGCACACCCTCAGCCGGCAGGTCGTTAAAGACAGGGAAATCGGTGCGGATTGGCTTCATATAGTCATGACCGCGACCGGTTTCGATACCAGCATCTTCCAGATCGACGTCGAGCTGCAGGTTCGCGCGGGATTCAGATTTCGCGGTGCGCCAGATAACGCCGTCAGGCTTGCCTGATTTTTGAGTGGCCTTTATCAGATTAAAAAATTCCATGTCGTAGCCTCGATTTTGGATGTTAGAATCCACGGGCCATTGATAGCGCCCATTGGGTGTTCATTGGTTTTGGGTAATTTCCGGTGGAACTTTGGTCGGTGTCACCGGACGTACAGCCCGCTTCGGCGGGTTTTACGTTATGCCTCGTTAGCCATGGCGTCGTATTCGCCACAACGTTTCGAGCAATACGTTCTTTCTCGTGGCGCCAGCTGCGCGCCGTGAATGATCAGGATGGTCATTTTTACTTCCTGGCCCTCCTCGATCTGTTTGCGGCAGTACGCACATTTCTTCTGCATTACTCCTCCTACATCTGCGCCGTGAATCCGGCAGGGTGCTCTTCCAGCAGTCCTTTAAGCGGGTAACACTCACCTTTTACGTCCTGCTCAACTGCTGCGCTCTGACAGGCCTGCTCGCTGTCGTAAACCCCAAGTAAAACTTCCTGCGTACCACCAACAGTCATGCTGATGGAAAGCACCAGGGCAAACAGCGAACTCATGACGGGTCGCCTTTCTGTGCGAGCAGATAGCACATCCGGCGGATGAACGCGGTCACTGGTCCCAGTCTGACAGCCTGCTGACGAGCGGGTTTGCGTGCGAAATCAATCATTGAAATAACCCCATAGTTCGATGGCTAGCACCGTCCAGATTAAGAGCCCGATAAATGCCGAAATGATCATGGCTCTGATGCCTTTCTTACTCATTTCAACTCCTCATTTATGCCTGTCTTTTAACCACTTCAGGCTCGGTGGTATCTTGGTGTTTCCACACAGCCAAGAAGGAAAACCTGATGACTCAATTCATCGCACGCGTCGAAATGTATGGTGCCAACTCAGAGGACTATGAAAATCTGCATGAGTGCCTACAGTCAGTCGGCTACACCAGAACAATCACTTCCGATGATGGTCGTCGTCTGAAGCTTCCTGACGCGACGTATTTCTTAAATTCCAGTTCAATTGATCAGCCAGAAACCGTTGCAACACAGGTTCAGCAAATAGCTCAATCCATAAGGAATAGCGCTGTTTTTGTTTGCCGTTTTGACTCATGGTACGGGTATCTTCACGACGCTTGATTGTTACCACCACCACAAGGTTTAGCCTCTTCATATCGTAAGGGGCTGTTTTCAAAGAGTTCCATGTCAGTGAAGGCCTGAGCTATTTTCTCGGCACTTGCGTTGTTTTTAAGAAGCAGTTCGCTAAGCACTTTGCGAGCTGCTTGCTTTGAGTCTTCTGATAGCTGGTCAAATCTCATACTCACTCCCTCTGTCTGCCGTTATCGCCCGGCCAGCGGAACGTTTGAACCTACTGCGCGTTGATCTCTCCACCTCATCCGGTGCTTCGTATGCTCGCCGGCAGCTACTTCGTGGGCGTCCTGCCTGGGTGGTTTGTTGCGATGGATTAATTAAACACAATGTTTATTATTGTGTCAACTAAATGAGTTGTTTTAGATAAACAAAAAGTTTACTCATGCGGTGTGTGCGGACGTCGGCAGTGTGTTTTTCATGCATGTGGTATGCTCACAAAAAACATCAAATAGGGTGACTGGTATGGACTACGAAGAAGCCGCGCAACTGCGCTATCAGGAGATGTGTCGTATCGTTGGGGATGTCGTGTTTGCCATGATCGCCGAAGGTCACGAAACCAAGCGGGTAGCCATAGCTGACGTGATAAGAACGGAGATATCAAAGGGGGTTGATAAGTGGGATTTGGATCAGATTAAGGTGATGGAACTGGCGGTGAAGCTGCTGGAAGAGTAGGGCAATAAAAACCCGGCTCGGTGGCCGGGTTAGTAATTTACGCGGTGAGAATAAGTATTCGATCAGCCAATTTGTCGAATTGATAAGCAAACTGATCGCGACTCTCTCGCATAGTGTTTAATGCGTGCCCAAATTGACCAGCCTCAGAAATTTGCTGATTAGTCAGAGAAAATACAGGTGTTGACAACCTCTGGCTGATTGCAATTAACGAATTGAAATCAGAAATATGAGCTAAATTATAGGCTGATAAGTCAGAATCTGTATTGGATAATGCCTCCTGCACCTTATCCCTAGGCATTGCACAATTTAAAGTAAGCAATTGAGGAACAAGTATTTTGTCAACGGCTTGGCTGATATTATCTATCCATTTTTCAAAAGATTTAGCTGGAGAGCCGTTACGAGGACGATATCTTTGCTGTATTGTACCTAAAAATTTAGGGCTATTTCCTATGGATTTTGCGGCGCTTGCATGAGATTCATTTTGTTCTTTAAAGTTACGTATCTCACGATACCATTTCAGGATATTGGTTGATAATGAACTTACAGCCTGCCAGCAAAAGAAGTCAGGCGCTGTTGGAACGATAAAGTAATCACTTGACATAAGCATTACCTCATTTAAACCACCAACATTTGGGCTTAAATCGTAAAGGATATAGTCAACTTCATTGTGGGCAGCTACAAGTTGCAGTAACTTTGGAAGGTTTCCGGGAATATTTCTTGTTGCAGGGATGCCTGCGGCGATTTTAAGAGAGACACTGATTTGAGAGTCCAAATCAGAAACGCTTAGATGGCCAGGCAGTAAGAATAAGTTTTCATTTAAAGTTTGCGTCAACTTTCCTTTATCTTGAGTCAGATAAGTTTCCGGTTGCCCGCCATTGATGAGGTAGTCGACAATCGGCCCCATGGTTAAATTTTCACGGCTCTCGTAAAAAGATTCAAGGCCCTCATCCATTTTCTCAAAGCCCAGAACCATACCGCTCAGATTACACTGCGAATCTAAGTCAACCATTAAGACTTTCTTACCTTTACTGGCAATGCTCCATCCCAGATTGAAGGTGGTCGTAGTTTTACTAACGCCTCCTTTGTGATTAAAAAAGCATATTGACTTAGGCATTGATTTTGAATCCTGTTTTTTTATCATAGGCATAATAATTTCTTCATTTTATAAAAAATTTATGTTATTAGCACCAAAAATCGCCTAAGCACGTTGCTAACTCAAGTCCAGAACCCACCGCCACACAATCAGCGCGGCTAGAACGGCAGCTATGATGACGACCAGATACTCACATCCATAGCATCACCCAAACACCTCATCAGACCCTTATCTACCCATGCTTTCTGTACATCTGGGTGCTTTACTCGCTATCACCCTTAATCCGCCGCCCCATGTACTTGGCGTATAGTTCGTCGAGCTCCTTCAGCCGCAGAGATACGATCCGTAACATGTTCTGCTGCTCTTCTTCGTTAGGCAGCTGGTTATAGAGCTCTAGGAGTCTCCGCTCGTCTGGTCTCAAGCCATCTTTGGAATCCACGTCCTGGCCTAGCACCCACTCAAGACTTACGCCTAGTGCGTCAGCCAGTTTTATTGCAGAACTCTTCCCGATCGCTCCTCTGACAAACCAGTTGTTAACCGATTGGGAGCTCACACCGCAAATCCTCGCTATATCCGCTTTAGATATGCGCTTTTGCTCGATGATTTCGTTAAGCCGCTGTACCTGCGGGTTATCTGCTTGGTGCGTATTTTTTCTCATATATCACGATTTTAAACTAAATGTTTACGCCCACAACATTCATAAAGTTGACATTAAAATAAACATAATGTTTAATTAATAAGGCAACCTTAATGGAGTGGTTTATGAACGCACTTGAAAAAGCCATACATATCGCCGGAGACGCAACAAAGCTGGCAGAAAAATTAGATGTTTCGTCAATGACAGTTAGTCATTGGAAACATCGTCATGCCGGTGTTGTGCCGCAAGGGCGGGTTTTCCCGATTTTTCACGCAACAGGCGTCACCCCGCACGAACTTCGCCCGGATCTCTATCCGAACCCCAATGATGGTTTGTCTTCGCAAGAGTTGGGAGGCTAACCATGCACACTCTTTCTTTTCAACAAAGTACCGGATTCAACGCCGGCGCTCTGATAAAGCGTAATCAGCCGAGAGCGGCTGAGCATGACAACATTCGCTCTGCCGTCCGCGCCTGGGCGTCGGTTGCGGGTCAGGATGTTGTCTCCGCATACATCATTGAAGAATGGCGCCAGCAGGGGGGAGATGGAATTAATTTTCCTGAAGACCTCAGCCGGGCGCGGCAGAAGCTCTTTCGCTATCTGGATAACCCGGCCGAATCGGAAAAGTACCGTGAGTATGCACGCCAGCTGACGCCCGCAATCATGGCCGTTCTTCCTCTGGAATACCGTCACCGCTTATTTCCTGAAGATAGCTTTATGTCTCGCCTTGCTCGTCTGGAGAAAGAGACCAGCGAAGCAAAGGTGGCTGTTGCTATGGGAGCTCCGCGCCATCAAAAACTGAAAGAGCTCAGTGAGGGAATTGTCGAGATGTTCCGGATTGATCCGGAGTTGACGGCGCCACTGATGGCCATTGTGACTTCGATGTTGGGGGGGCATGTAATGCGTAAGGCCAAAAAAGACGAAAGCCGCGGTGCTGTAACACCAACGGCTCTCAGGTGCAAAAACGAAGAGGTAATTGCGAGGTAAGTATGTCAGGAACCAATGTTGAGTTAAACACCCATCCAACTCACAGGTGTTCTTTCTGCGGGGTGACCAACATCGAGGTTGCGGGAGTTCTAATAGCTGGGCCCGGAGTCTGTATCTGTCAGAAATGCGTCTTTCTTTGCGTCGAAATGGTTTTTAAACACGCCGAAAAGACCGAAAAGCCAACGTCATAAGTTCAGGAGTATCTATGCGTGACTATGCAACAGTCGCACCGCAATTCTGGCTAGGGAAAACCGGCCGCGAACTGCGGAAAAAAGGCGCTGAAGCGCAGGTGGTCTCGTTCTATCTGATGACCTCGCCACACGCAAACATGCTCGGATTGTATTACCTGCCAATTCTCTATATCGCCCATGAAACAGGATTGGGCTTAGAAGGGGCTTCGAAGGGGCTTAAAAGCTCCATAGAAGCGGGGTTTTGTAGCTATGACGAGGACACAGAGATGGTCTGGGTGCATGAAATGGCCGCCTATCAGGTAGGCAAGGCATTAAAACCAGGTGATAACCGCTGCGCAGGGGTCCGGAGTGAGTATGCGTCACTTACTGAAAACTCTTTCCTTTCATCATTTTATGAACGGTATAAAGATGATTTTCATCTGAGTATCAAACGTGAAACGCGGCAAATTTCAGAAGGGGCTTCGAAGGGGCTACGAAGCCAAGATCAGGAACAGGATCAGGAACAGGAACAAGATAAGGATCATTTGGGGCATGGCGGTGCCACACCCCCAGACGACGAATCTTCCGATATTGCTCCAGCCGGTAAACCGAAAAGCAGTTACTCGGAAGAATTTGAACTTGTCTGGAAGGAATACCCAAAACGCGCCGGAGGCAATAGCAAGGCCGACGCGTTCAAAGCCTGGACTGCCCGAATTAAATCAGGCGCAACAGTGCAGGAACTTACCGATGGCGTTCGACGATATGCGGGTTACGTCGCTGCTGCCGGAAAACTCAATACCGAGTACGTGAAACAGGCATCCACGTTTTTTGGCCCCTCAAAGCACTACGAGGAGCAGTGGAGCTTTGAAGCACCAATTGGAAAACGGGATCCGAACACAGTGTCCCAGCCTGGCAAGACAATCCCTAATGGGTTCAGGGGGTAGCGATGAAAAATATTGGAACCGGCGGTGTGATGGCCCGCCTGCGAAAAATTATTCCAGCAGGGGTTCAGCCAAAATTCGGCAGCGTCGATGAGTGGCGAACCTGGCAGGCCGAGGAAGGGCGTAAACGTTGCGAGGAACTGGACAAGCAGAACCAGCGGGCGCGTGCTGAGAAAATATTCGGACGTGCTGGGATTCAGGATCTGCACCGCAACTGTACGTTCGCAAATTATCAGGTGGCAGGCGATGGGCAGCGCAGAGCGCTCTCAATGGCGAAAAGCTATGCGCAGAACTTTGGATCTGGATTTGCCAGCTTCGTGTTCAGCGGCGCGCCGGGTACTGGCAAAAATCATCTGGCGGCGGCAGTCGGTAATCACCTTCTTGCTGGTGGTCACTCTGTGCTGGTGGTGACAATCCCAGACCTGATGCTGCGTGTTCGCGAGTGTTATGACGACGGGCAGTCGGAGGCTTCGCTTCTGGACGACCTTTGCCGGGTAGATTTGCTCATCCTGGACGAAGTGGGCATTCAGCGCGGCAGCAGTGGCGAAAAGGTCATCCTGAACCAGGTTATCGACCGCCGATTGTCCTCCATGCGCCCGGTCGGGATCCTGACAAACCTGAACTACGAGTCCCTCACTGAAACACTCGGCGCACGGATCCTCGACCGTCTCCAGATGGATGGCGGTATGTGGGTGAATTTTGACTGGGATAGCTACCGCAAAAATGTGCGCCATTTGCGTGTCGTGAAGTGAGGAAACCATGGCCAGAGCATTATCAGTTGTAGAACGTCGGGAGTACGTCCGAGCGGTTATTCGGATTACTAAATATCAGGGGCGTCTGACAGCCAACGACGCAATAAAAAAACTGGGCCTGTGCCGTAGCACTGTCCAGAAATACTTCCTCGATGCGGAAGCTACCGGCGAAGTAGTTCGCCACGGGCGGCTGGGCTTATTCCGCGATCAGCGGGCCGTCATCGACTTTGACATGAAGCGTTTTGGCCTGGTGCCAAAAACGGCTGTTGGTATGAATTACAGCCTGCTGGGTTGTCAGGTTTTTCAGCGCGTTCTGGATGTGCAGGAAGCTATCTGCGCGAGTAGGCCGACAGTTGCACGCGGGGAGGCCTTATGACTATCGAGAAAACTCATATCGGTATTGTGATCACCAGAGACGGACCGAAACGTAAAAAGCTTCACGCGACGGAAAGTATGTGGGTGGTGGGAAAGAACGAGTTTTACCACAAAGATACCGGGTGCCGGCACTTTGCCGAGAACACCCGCCGTCGGCTTTTGCTGGAAACGATCGAGAAAATCGGGAGCAAATTATGAGTGAAGTCACAGTGAAGTTGACGAACAAAGCGATCGCAATCATTGCGGACTACATCCAACGCGCCAGTAAGAACGAGCAACTGCATGACGCAAAGAATCGTCTGGATAAAAAAATAGCGATGCTCTCTGAAGACGAAAACTGCGATCAGGAGCTGTTGATGGCTGCATTCGTACCAGCGATGACAAATCATACCCGTGATGGTTTTTTTGAAGCTATTGCGGTTGCTTTAGAAGGAGCGCAGGCATGAACAAGAAAATGGAACCATCGCTGCAGTATGCCTGCAAACGTATTCTGGAACTGGAACAGTTGTTGCTGGTGGATGTGCCTGAAACCGTCTGGCCCGCCGAGGTTGCAATGGTTCTGTCTCATGTAGAAAGCGCCGGAGAACTCCCGGCACATCACCAGCGCCGATTGCAGCACCATATCAACCGCATGTGGCTGGAAAAAATGCCGGTACCATCAATCATCGCCGCGGCCCGTTCGCTGGCCAGTGCCATGGAGAAATACGCGTGAGAAATGGCGAGATCATCGTTGATAACTTTGCTGGTGGCGGTGGCGCCTCAACCGGTATTGAGCTGGCGATAGGCCGCAGCGTGGATATTGCGATAAACCACGATCCCAACGCGGTAGCTATGCACACTACGAACCACCCGGATACGTTGCATTATTGCGAGTCGGTCTACTCTATCAGGCCAAAATTCGCGACCGCCGGCCGCCGCGTCGGTCTGGCATGGTTCTCGCCGGACTGCCGTCACTTCTCAAAGGCGAAAGGCGCTAAACCTGTAGAAAAAACCATTCGGGGCCTGGCATGGATCGTCATCCGCTGGGCGCTGGACGTTGGCCCTCGGGTGATGATGCTGGAGAACGTCGAAGAGTTTAAAACATGGGGGCCGCTGCTGGCTGCTGAAATGCGGCCAGACCCGGAACGCGTCGGGGAAACATTCCAGGCTTTCGTCGGCATGCTGACCACCGGTATTCCGGCAGATCATCCCGCTCTGCTCGAGTGCTGCGAATTTCTGAATATTTCGTCTGATAGCGAGGATGCCTGCCGGCTGGGAAAAGGGCTGGGGTACACCGTTGAGTATCGTGAACTACGCGCCTGTGACTACGGCGCCCCGACAATACGAAAACGCTTCTTCATGGTTATGCGTCGTGACGGGCAGCCGATAGTGTGGCCGGAAGCCACCCACGGGGATCCGAAATCACCAGCGGTGCTGGCTGGCAAACTGGCGCCGTGGCGCACAGCTGCGGAATGCATCGACTGGTCTATCCCCGCGCCGAGCATATTCGACCGCAAAAAGCCGTTGGCAGAGAACACGCTCAAACGTATTGCCCGCGGCATACAGCGGTTCGTCATCGACAGCGCTTCGCCGTTCATCGTGAAGTGCAACCACACCACGACCAAAGGAAAATATGACTGTTTCCGGGGGCAGTCGCTGGCGGATCCGTTGCAGACGATTACCAAAACCCATGGCTTTGGGGTGGCGGTTCCACACCTGACAAAATTCCGCACCGGCGCCACCGGGCAGCCAGTCACCGAACCGGTACCGACGGTGACCGCCGGCACGCCAAAACGCCCCGGCGGTAATGGACATGCTCTGGGCACCGTTGAGGCAGCGCTGGCACCGTTCCTGGCTGGTAATGGTGGCAGTGAGTATCAGGCCAAACCCCGCCCGCTTGATAAACCAGCTCACACCATCCTGAAAGAGTCGCGCGCCTGTATCGTCGCCCCGGTAATCGCGCGCCAGTTTGGTAACAGCATCGGCCATCGGGCAGATGAGCCGAGCGCAACAATCACTGCCAGTGGCGGTGGAAAATCGCAGCTGGTTGTGCCGACACTCATTCAAATGGGATACGGGGAGAGGCCCGGTCAGGCACCTCGAGTTCCCGGGCTGGGTAAACCGCTCGGTACCGTAGTGGCTGGTGGTGGAAAACACGCCGTTGTTGGGGCGTTCCTGGCGAAACACTACGGCGGAAATTATCAGGGCGCCGGTGTGGGGCTAGATGAACCGGCTCACTCGGTGACGACGGTTGACCATCATGCGGTGGTAGCTTCTCACCTGGTCAAACTGCGTGGGACCTGTCGAGACGGCCAGCACATCGATGAACCTATGCCAACGATTACCGCCGGCGGCCAGCATGTGGGAGAGGTTAAAACGACCCTGGCGGTCGAGGACTACGACGAAGAGCGCGCTCAGCAGGCGCTGGCGTTCCTGCGGGAATACTGCGGGGAGGATTGTACCGGGCTGGTGGAAATCGACGGCGTAACGTACCGCATCGTTGATATCGGTATGCGTATGCTGCAGCCGCATGAGTTATACCGGGCGCAGGGCTTCCCCGAGTGGTACATCATCGACCAGGACTACCGCGGCGTGAAATATGCCAAGGATAAGCAGGTGGCACGCTGCGGCAACGCCGTCCCACCGCCGTTTGCTGAGGCATTGGTGAGGGCTAATCTTCCTGAAATGTGCTACAAGAAAAAGGCAGCTTAGTTTTAACGTTTAATTTGGAAGAATTAAAAATAATTAAGGGGACTTTTTATGCAGACTCAAGTGAAAATTCACGGTTCAAATGCGAACTACTTCTTTGCTTCCATTGACGTATCTCAGAGGGAGTCAAATGGTGGGTTAGTGGTTGTAAGAGATGTCAAAATTCCGATTACAAGCACGACTCATCAACTGTTGAACAACTATGCACAAGGGCAAGTTTTAACACTTGAGCAAAAAAATGGAGAATTCCTCGATGTTTATTTCATCGGGAATGATGAATTTAATTACCTTTTCTCCAGTCACGTATAGGGAGCCTGTGCTCTCTCGATAAGGTAATTTAGTTATATAATCCTCTCCAAACCAGAGGGGATTTTTTATGTCGAAGTGGAGCCGCACCCTCCGGATTTACATGCAAAATGCGCATTAGTGAACTTTGGACGCAAGGAAAACAACAATTGGTATCGTTTATGAGAAAATCATTACTTCTGGTTTGTGCTGTCCTTTTATCAAACGTGGTGCTTGCTGTTGAAAAAAAAGAAGAAATAGTACCTGTTCGCATAAACTGTCCTGCGCCAGTGATGCCAGTCAAGGCTCAGGCATTGAGGATTGAGGGGAGTGTCGATTATGCGGCGTGGGTTAATGACAAAGGCGATGTTTACTCAGTGGACATAACGGGCGATGAGGTTTTTTTCAGGGAAACTCAGAAAGCCATTAAGAAATGTAAATTTAAGCCTGGCCACCCAGGTGTATATCGGGATTCGATAAAGTACAGCCTAGTCAAATCCTAAGAAGGGGGCGCGGCTTGATAGCGCGTGACTGCAGTGTGCAGAAAGAGCTTGTTAGGATGACTTACTGAGTGGATGCAGCTGAAATCGCCGCTTAATAAAACTCTAATAACTCAACCCGCTACGGCGGGTTTTTTGCCACTCATCATAGCTGCCTCCCTTAAAGACACTCACAACAAGGTAGAACCAAAGTTTCTGCCATTGCCCTCGCCAGTGACTCAAAACTGACTCATCAATAATCCGCTTAGGCAGTTTTTTCATTTGTTAAAGATTTCTAATGCTGCTCAAGTTAAATAGGGGCTTGCGCACTACACAAAATATGCATTCTTTGTCGCGGCAGTGATTTCTGCTGCTCCATTTTACATGCAATTAATTAAATTCTGAAATTGGCTGGATTCTTCTATCTGAGTGAAATAGGGGGTTGCACCAGAGAAAAAATGTGAATGACTTTTTTATATCCAGTGCTTTTCAATAACGCATTGAATTTATTGTTATTTGTGTTTTTGTTGTCACTCTCTTTTGTCCGTGAAAATAGGGTCTTGATGGACGATCTAAATATGTCATTGTATTCCAGAACGTCGCGAGTTCATTTTTAACCATCCCTGTACAGGAAAAGAAAAAACTACGAATTATGAAATATTCACAAGGTGCGGACTGATGAATAAGAAAGAAATGAATGAAGCAACGGACGTTTTGGGGGCGTATGTCGCTCAGGGGGATAATGTGGGGGATGGGATTGAGGTTCCTGCTGATCATTCCTGGTACGATGTTGTTAGGAGATCAGACGGTGCCATTATATGCAGCTTCCCGGCCGAAGGAAGGCATCTGATTTACAGAGGTAATGGCATAATCTCGATGCGCCCATTATTACCAGATGAAGAGATTTTTACGCTGAATGGATTTATGAAGTTTGCAGAGCGACTTGGCTACCGAGTTTTGCCACCTTCTGATAATATGTAATCAACGGCCTGAACAACCGTTAACCTACTGCGCCACCGGAGAAAACGATGGCGCAGCAATTACACCTGATAAAGCAGTCTCAAGGCATACTGATCCCTGCCACGCAGGAGACCAGCGATTTCCTGCAATCAAAATGCAAGCTCGGTGCCGTCCTGGAAGCCGAGTATAGACTGGTCCGAAATCCAGCGTTTCACCGCCGCTTCTTCGCTTTACTCAACCTCGGATTTGAATACTGGGAGCCTACCGGCGGGGCGATCTCATCCAATGAACGCCGACTGGTGACCGGGTATGCAAAATACCTGGCAGCGTATGGTGGCAATGAATCAGCGTTACTCGATGCCGCGGAGCAATACCTCGACCGGATAGCCGAGAAACGGGCCGGGAGCATCAGCATCTGTAAATCCTTCGACGCCTATCGGGCGTGGGTCATTGTTGAAGCTGGCCACTATGACGCCATCCAGTTGCCGGATGGCACGCTGAAAAAACATCCCCGCAGCATTTCATTTTCCAGCATGGATGAATGCGAATTCCAGGAGTTATACAAGGCATCACTCGATGTTCTCTGGCGCTGGATCCTTTCCCGTTCTTTTGGCAGCCAGATGGAAGTCGAGAACGCCGCAAACCAGCTTCTGAGCTTCGCGGGGTGATGCCGATGAAATATTCGTGGTTTCACCATAACGACTGCACAACGCAGCAGGCCGATGAGCTGATGGCTAAATACCGGCAACGTGGAGTCAGGGTTGAACGCAGCCTCAATCAAGACTTCCTCACCTGGACCGTCAGCGCGCAGCTGGTGGAGGACAATAAACCACCTCGCCCGGATTCCCGCTGGCGAAACCGGATGTGGGGGTGATTATGGCTAACCTTCGCAAAGCGGCGCGTGGACGCAAATGCACCGTCCGAATCCCCGGTTACTGCAACGGCAACCCGGAAACCAGCGTGCTGGCACATTACCGGCTGGCTGGCACCTGCGGCACCGGCTGCAAACCCGATGATACCCAGGCGGCGATCGCCTGCAGTAACTGCCACGACTTGATAGACGGTAGAAAGAAAACCACCGATTACACCCATGATGAATTGCGCTTGATGCACGCGGAGGGAGTAATGCGCACTTTGGAAATCTGGCGGAAAGAGGGGCTAGTCAAATCATGAAAATCTACGATATCACCCCCATGGGCAAGCCCCGAATGACACGAGCAGATAAGTGGAAACAGCGCCCGGCAGTTATGCGTTACCGGGCGTTTTGCGATGAAGCCCGTCTGCGAAAAATTCAGCTACCGGTTTCCGGTGCCCACGTTACGTTCGTTTTGCCCATGCCGCAAAGCTGGAGCCAGAAAAAGAAAGACCAGCACGCCGGTCAACCACATCAGTCAAAGCCTGACTGCGACAACATGCTGAAAGCCCTGATGGATGCTCTCTATGATGATGATTCGCACATCTGGGATTGCCGTATCACCAAAATATGGGGAGAGAAGGGGCAAATCATCATTGAGGAGTACGCGGGATGACCAGAGAAGAGATTGTCAGATACCAGGAAGAAAGCGTTAAGCGCGCCAGCATGACGCCAGTAGCAAAGCACAGCCAGACCAAAGCTAATCAGCCAAAGAATTTCGTTCGCATCTATCAGACCCTGGGAGAGACAGCATGAACCTCGAATCTATCGCTAAATACTTCGCGCCTAAATCACCAATGCTGAGCGACTCCCCACGAGCTACAGCATCTGATGCTCTTACCGGAACAGACATTATGGCCGCCCTTGGCCTGGTTAATGCTAAGTGCGGTTTCGGCTTCGATCTCTACCTGGCGAAGATCGGAGTAAGCGCACCTGACCGAGCAATGGAGCTCCTCTATGAATCAGCAGAGAGACTATCAAAACGCTTTAACGTTGTTTCAGACCTCAGCGGCGATCGTCGCAAAAGAGTTATCGAAATTTTATGCACTTTTGCATACCAGGATTACTCGCGCAGTGCAGCCAGTACGCGGGTGTGCGAATGCTGTAGCGGCGCCGGGTTTGTGGAGTCTCAGGTATTCACGAATAAAATCACATACCCATGGGGTAAGGCACCATACTGGGCGAAGATGTCCCGCGCTGTTCGCCCGAGCGACTGGGAGAGCTGGAACAGCGTACGTGAAACGGTCAAGGTTAAATGCACTCCCTGTAACGGAAAGGGTGTTGTCAGCAATTCGTGCCGCTGTCATGGGAAGGGTAAGGTGCTGGATAAACTGGAAAGCGAGCGCCAGGGCGTCCCGGTGATGAAGGCGTGCGATCGCTGCGGTGGTCGCGGGTATGCAAGACTGAAATTTTCTACTGTCCTGGAAGGCGTGAGAACCGTCGCTGATATCAAAAAGACCTCGGCTTATGAGCAACTTCAGCCTTTCTTCGAAGCACTGGTAGCGGAATGCCACAAACATGAGGCTTACGCTGATGTTGTTCTATCAAAAGTCACAAAATGAGAAATATTTCCCAGTAAATGTAATTTTGTAGAATAAAACAGTTGCAATGTTCGGAAAAACTGGCTAGATTTCTCTCTAACGCTGGGAATCCGTTCAGTCGTTTCGAAGCGAAAAAATTCAAAGCCCGAGGTTAACGCCTTGGGCTTTTTGCTTTCCGGCGACACGACAGGGGTATTCGCGAGATGCATTGCATCAGTACCCCTGTCACATCGTCGTAGAGCATTGAAACGAGTTTCATCAGATGTTAAATTTTTGGTGTGGTGAATCCCCCTATGCGGAGGGGCATTGCCAGTCTGATATGTTTTTTTGCGCATTGCGAGTCGTCTGTGGACTGGCGGCGACTTACCGGGAGGCACCCGGCACCACACTCCATGTTTTTCTTGTTTTACGTACTATACTTTTTGTGTGGTTGCACCGTTTCGCTAAATCCTGAAATAACGTGCATAAGACGTTGTGGCAGAGCTGGCGGTGTAACTTCCACTGAACAAACTACCATTTTGCCCACTTCGACGAGTGGGCTTTTTTTGCTCAGACATTTAAAGGCCGCGCATTTGTTCGGCCTTTTCTATTTGTGCCGCCAGAACGTCACTCACTCAGTGTGTTGTCGTAAATCCATCTGGTGGCCATTCCCTATACAGGGCTCACCGGCGACGGCTCATAACCACCCGTCGGGCGCTTGCGCAGAGCCCGCCCACTTCTTTCACGCACAGCACCCGCAAACAAAGCGAGGTGAGAGTATGCATCGCATGGAAAAAATAACCACTGGTGCAGCCTATGGCGCTTCAGCCGGGAGCATCTTAAACGGCATGTTAAATGCTTACAGCCCCGAGCAGTGGAACGCTATCGGTGTA